TCAAACATCTAGCAACTCTACTTCTTATCGTTTGATATTCCATTGCCCGACTACTGCGACCGCTGCATGGTCTTTAAAGTTAGATAATGTTTGTGTGTGCCCTAGCCAGTACGTTTATGGAAGTCCTATGACTGATTTTGCTGGTGTATTAACTGGAAATGTTACTGGTACAACTTCTGGAAGTTTGGCAATCGGTACAGGTGGTGGTGCTACTTATTCAGTTCAAGCAAAACGAATTGGCGATGAGGCAATAGTAAAATATAGCATTCGTGTCGGCACTTCTGGCGCATCGGACGTTGTTGGTGCTTATTTATTTCCATTTCCAACAGGAATAACTCCGGCGACTTTCAGTGTTAACGAAACCCTTGGGTATGGTGACGTGACTGTACAAGCTACAATCAACCCCGCTGCTAGATTGATATGCAAAGCTTTTGGCACTGGTTTCATTGCAGATGTAAATGATGGTCTACTACTTTCTGGCGGTGGTGTATTATTCACTAATGCTAATGTTACTAGCATGACAATTCGCTATAAAGTACAAGGCTGGTCTTCAAACGTGCAAATGAGTGACTCTGCGGATACTAGGGTTGTTGATTTTATTGGTGCACAATCATCTCAAGCGGTAACTGCCAATGTAACTAATATTGCGTTCACTACTGTTAAGGACTCACATGGAGTTTGGACTGGTTCGACTTATGTGGTCATTGTGCCAGGTGACTATGTTGTTAATTCCTCATGGTTAACTTCAGGGACTGCGGCTGGAGCTGTTTATAAAGACGCAGCATTTTTTGCTTACCTTGGAACTGGTGGGGCGGCTCAAGCCTTAGCAGGTTCAGCTTTAGTGCCTTGTGTTGCTGGTACAGTTTTATCTGTGCGAAGTACAGGATCGGTAACGGTAACAAGTGGAGCAATCGGAATTTATCGCCTTTCCGGTCCCAGCGCAATTGCTGCGACTGAGACGGTGGCTTTCTCTGCTTATAACAATGCAAATGTAGACCTTTCGCCGGAAGATAATACATTAATTCCGTTTATCAATATTTCAGTTAATACCCACAATGTCTTACAATTTGGCGATAGAGTAGTTTTTCCCATAGCGGGCACTTACAACATAAATGCAGAAGTTGCTGCTGAGCCTACTATTGGTGGAGTTAATCCACGACAATATTATGTTGTGAGTTTTAAGAAAAATAATTCAGAAAGTGGCTTACCACCAAATCGACCTATTTATTGGATGGATGGTACTACCCAAAAATCTTTATGGCGAATAAATACAATTATTAAAGTAAAAGCAGGGGATTTTTTTGAAATTTACGCTTCTTTAGATCAAAATTCAGATGGAATGCTATTTTGGCTAAATAACATTAATATTTCAAAGGTTGGGATGTAATATGTTTAAAATAAAAGTTTTTTCTAATAACAGAAAATTTTCAAATACATTTAAAACTGAAATTGAGTGCAATGAATGGTTTTTAGAAACAAATAAAAATGAAGTTTTTGGCAAACCCGCATACACAGAAATCATCCCAGAGGTCTTAGAAATTAAAGATGAACTGGGTGAAGTGATCCAAACTGCGGTCCCTGCGCATGACATTGTTCACCCTTCAGAATACACTATCGAAGTGACTGACATCACGGCGCAAGTCTTAGCTGAACAAGCTCAGATTCAAGCTGTGAAAGATGCGCAAACTCAAGCTGGGCTTAGACTTCAGGCATTTCCTGCCGAAGTAGATACCTGTCAAGATCTTGAATCTTTAAAAGTAGTTATCAAACAAATGGTCCAGGACGTAGCAGTTCTCTTAAAATAAAGGATTGTTATGACTGACTTGATCACTCTTTTATCGACGGCAAAAGCAATGGGATTTGATTTCGGGTCCCTTGCTTCATTAGTTACAATTTATTTTATGTTAAAAAAATTTGTAGCAAAACAAAATGACGAGTTAAAAATAGTAGTCAGTTCACAAGTTGACAAAATTGTAGTCGCCATCGGTGCACACAATGATAGACTTGAATCGTTAGAAAAAGATGTAGGCAACATTAAACAACAACTCAAAGGAGAATAAAATGGCAGAAATTAAAGATGAAGTTTTAGTTATCGCGGAAGCTGCAGCAAAGGCACTTGTAGATGCGTCTTATGATCGTCTTATGGAAGTTATTTTTGAAGAAATCAAAAAAGCTATTCCAGGAACTATCGACGACGCTGTTATTGATATGTTGAAGCCTATCATTGCACCAAAGTTGAAAGAACTTCTTTTAGCTGAAATCGCAAAGATCGACGGTAAATAATGCAGTCATTTCTTGTCGCTCTCTGTATAGCTATTTTAGATAAGATCTTAGTCAGGGGCACGATTGCCTTTAAAAAATATGAGGATCTCAGAAAAGAGCTTGAGGAGAACGACAAGAAATCTCAAACCTATGACAAAGTAGTAAACTCCCCCTCAACACGAGAGGAGCGCCGTCATGCTGAGGACGATCTTTTGTCTTAGCCTAGCATTAGTAGGGTGCAGAACTATAAACGATGCGCCTATCACGACGTTATATGTAGTCGATACTGACCACGGTGTATGCTCCAAGCGAGCCATCACTAACAAGTCCACGCTTGCATCAACTTGGGTGGCAGATTTACCTTTAGAATTGTGTGATGGTAACATCGGGTTATCTGCAAAAGAATTTTTAAACCTAAGAACTTACATGAGGGAAAATCAATAATGCCACTTAAAAAAGGGTCTAGTCAAAAAACAATTTCTTCTAACATTGCCAAACTTATGCATGAAGACTACCCTCAAAAGCAGGCCATTGCTATTTCTATGTCTAAAGCTGGAAAAGAAAAGCCAAAGCAAAGCAAGTGGATGAAAATGAGGAATAAGAAATAACTTTTAGAGGTAAAATATGGCTGATAGACAAGGCTTTGAAAATAATGACTTTTCAGGTGGTCTTACTGATGAGTATGTAGCTCTTAAAGATAATAGGCTGGAGGCTGCTAATAACTTATGCCTTGATTATGATATGACCCCGATCCAAAGACCAGGCACAGGAAAGCTTTCTGGATCGAATACTAGCTTTGGTAAAATAGCAGATCAAGATGGTCCTATAGTAGGGTTGATTGCTAGAGATGATAAGCTGATAGCATTTACAACTTCTAAAGCCCATAGTTATACAAGTGGACCTGCATTTGTTAAAGAAGAATCCGTACAAGACAGACTTACCCCACAGAATATTTTCTATGACATAAAAGAGTATAGTCAGTCTGATCTTACCCCAGAACCTTATGTACCATGTGCAACAGGTACTATAAATGGATTTTCTAAGAAAAATATTATCTACGCTGTTAACAATACATATACACATCCTAAGAAATTCTTAACTACTAGCTACGGGCTTGCAGGAACAGACTTTTCAGGCCCAAAGGTCATCCCTGTTGGTCTTCCTCGTATGATGGAAATGATTATAAGTGATATATTTAGTTCACCTATTGATGGGTATATAAATCACGTAGCAGGAGCAGGTGGTTGCACGTTTAGGCTAGGTCACGTAGCAAGTAGTTCAAGTGTTGTAATAGAAGCAAATTCAGGGACTACAAAAAACGATATAAGTGATATACCTATAAAAACAACTGCTCTTGGCAGTACAGGATATGTAGATTTAGTAACTTATTCTCATTCGTATCTTTTAAGTTTTGTTTTTAGAATAAACTACTACGTTGATGGGGTTCGATATACAAAAAGATCCAGACCTTCAACTCCATTTTATTTTTTATCAGACCCCGATTTAGCTACAGGTGGGACCGCTACAACTCCTTATGTGATTGAAGCAACATTAAATTTAAGTAATATTAGAGCAGCAATGGAGCAAATGAATGTACCATTGTTTGATATAGATTCCGAACCAGATCAAGTAGGACCATATACATCTAAAGGAGATGGAAGTGTTTCTTTTGAAATAGAGGCATTTTTATCAGATACAAATGGGGCAATATTAAAGCACGTAGATGTGTATAATAGTCCAACTGGTAGTCCTCAAACAGATACATATTACTACACAAGATTTAATCAAAATCTTACTAACACAATTATATTATATTTGAATTTAAGAGGGACACTGCCTGAAAGAAGAATCCCTTTATACACTACTGGGGGTGTATTAGCTTATGATCCTCCTCCTCCATGTAAGTATATAGCGCAAGTAGGTGAATTTACTTACTACGGGAATATAAAAGAAGAGTCATTTACAAATGCTAATAATCAACAAAAGTATAGAATAACTGAAGTTCCGTATAGAATTAAGCAGTCTAATGTATCCGACCCCGATTCTGTTCCCGATGGAAACTATGTAGACTTACCGGATGAGGTAACAGGTATTGCTGGTATTCTTGATAGGTGCATAGTAGCCACTACTAATGCTATATACAGAATAGATGGAAGGTACGATGACTTTGGTTCTGGATTAGTTAGTACACAGATTCTCACTTCGGAAGTAGGCTGTATTTCCCATAGATCAATGGTCGTTGTAAAAGATAAACTATTCTTCTGTGGTGATGATGGTATCTATGTAACTGATGGGGTATTTGTTGTTAACATATCAAGCCATATTAGTCGTACTTACAAACAGTTAGTAGCAAGTATAATTACTGATACTTCTGGTGATTTGCTTGTAATGAATACAAATACACAAGATAAAATTTCCGCAGTCCACGATAAAACCTATGATAGAGTTTTATTTTCTTTTGGCAATAAGGTGTTAGCAGTAGAACTCAAGGCCAGTACATTAGAGAATGGACAAGGAAGCTTCTTTGGTCCGTGGACTACTGGAGGAGATGAGACAAATCCTCCACAAAGTTTTACTACTATATCTACATATCAAAACAATATTATAAAAGGCGATGTATTAGGATATGTGACTCAGTTTTCGTCTGGGTATCTAGCGGACCCAAATATGTCTTTATCTGCACCTACAACCTGGGGAATCCAGCCAATTATATATCGCTTAAGGACAGCCAAATTTAACTTCGGGTCTTTAGTTATTAAGAAATGGGTAAGCCTTTTGACGTTTATTCTTAAGAGAAGAAAAGTCTTACAAGGTGGAGTTACTGAGATAGACGTAGCTATTCATTCTTATAATGATGGTGAAAGAACAAGACAATATTTAAAGCCTGTTCATTATACAGGTACAAAGGATTGCGTATATGACCAAGACCCTAAAACTGGTTCAATATCAGTTCCTAAAACAATTACAGATACTCTTGTTAATGAGCAAAGGCGTTTTGGAGCTGGTGGGCTTAGATGTCTTACTAAGAGCGTTGAGTTTACTAATGGGTATCATCTTGCGTTTAAATCAGATAATTACGAGCTTGCAGTAACATCGTCAATGTTTGCTTCATTGCCTGTTCTAAGTTGGCCTTCAGAAGTAGTTACTGCACTGAACCCAGTATATTTTATCTGTTTTGCATACGATAACTATGCTACAAAATTTCATATAAATAGTGCAACTTCAGCAACATTATCGCTTTCTTCTGCACCTATAGCTGGAAGCCATAAGTGGAAGATATATTCTGTTTCCGCAACTCAATTTTTTGGATTGCATAGTTTTGGAATGGTATACACATCTTTTGGGTCAAAACATGAGTCATACGCATACAATACACAAGGTGGAAACGTAGGAGATACAGGTGAGTAATTCAAAAGGAAAACCGTTCTCTAGTAAAGATACTTCTAGTATTGTAGATGGGGCTACAAAAACTTTATTGTTTAAGGTTCTCCATTATTTACAGAATAGCCCTATTCTTTCATTTGCGTTTGATTTGAAAGTATTTGAGGTCACTAGTGCGGTAACTAATTCGCCTTTTCCACATAGTCTAGGCTACGCACCAAAAGACATTATTTTGACTAGTAAAACAGGTACAGCTAATGTTACGATAAATTACGACCTAACTGATAGTACCTATATATACATTACAACAAGTGCAGCAACGACAATTAGGCTATTAGTAGGAAGTTATAGGAGTGAGGCATGACTTGGACTCTTTTGGGCGTAAAATCTAAAGTCAGAAAAGATCTTGATATAGATGAAGATGAATTAGTTAGTGACAGTGATATGGTCGAGTTCATACACGACGCTGTTAGAGATATGGCGGCTGAAATGATTAAACTTGGAGCGGATGACCGTTATTACATGACTAACGGTAAAATGTCTCTTGTTCAAGGGCAAGAGGAGTATGCCTTACCAAGTGACATTTCCACTCAGAAAATCTATAAATTAATTCATACTAGAAGTAATTCTAGAGATAACTACGCAATTAGAAGACTTCGTGGAATCCATGAGTTTGAAAACTATCATTGGGAAAACGAGTATCCTACTTCTAATCCAACCTATCGCTATCTTCTAATGAATAGAAACCCTGTTGATGGAGCTAAATTAATGTTAGTTCCTATTCCTCAAGTAAGTGAGTCATTAGCTGTTACTATTTGGTATGTAAGAAAACCTACAAAAGCTACTACAGACGTTTCAATCATAGATGTACCAGAAGAGTTTATCAGTTTTGTACTTACTTTTGCTAAAGTGGAATGTCTTAAAAAAGATGTAGGCAACCCACTTCTAGGTGAAGCTAAGGATGAACTTGGTAGAATTAGAAAATTAATGGTAGATACTCTTACGGACCAAACAGCGGACGCTGATAATCTTATTGAGCAGGATCTTTCACTTTACATGGAGATGGTATAATGAATCCTTTATTTTCTTCAGCAACTAATTCGCTGCCAGAAGCTTCTTCTAAGTGGCAGGCATTAAGCCAGAACCTAGCAGGCGTACAACGACAAAAAGCTATGGATGCAAGTGCAGTAGGAGCCAATGCAGGAATGATTGGGGCTATGTCTGCTCTTGGAGAGCGTGGTAATAATGTGGGTGGAAGCATGGAAAGACTTGCTGGAAAAGGTGTCTCTGCATACGGCCAAGGAGCCGCAATGGGAGCTCAAGGTGTTAATCAAACTCTTGCCGGAAATATTGCTGGAGGTATCCAAGGTATTGATCTTCCTATGTTACAAGGACAGGATCTCGCAAGAACTCAGAAATATGCTTCTGATGTTAATAAAAAATCAGGAATTATGGGCTACATTAATTCATTTGCGGGAGGCTAAATGGGATGGGGTATTAGCATTCCAGCTCTCGGAATCAATACAGGTGAATTTATACATGGAGATGCAGGTAAACTTCTTGGAGACATATCTAGAGAAGCTGATACTCCTATAGGTAGGACTGTCATTGGGTCTTTGGTAGGTATGCCTGGACTAGGTTTAACAGCAGGTGCGGCTAAAGCATACGAGAATCAAAAAAAATCCATTGCTGGGATTCAAAAAGAAGGCACTGATTTTAACCAATTAACTTCTAAATGGGACCAGCTTCAAGAAGACATCACAGGATCTATGCCTCAACAAGCAATACAAGATTTAAGTAGCCAATCGCAAGCGGGTGTTGGTGCGGGTCTTCAGGCTCTTGGACAAAAGGGTGGGCAAGGTATTGGAGCTGCGGGCAGACTTCAGAGCCAAAGTAAATGGGACGTAGCTCAAGGAGCAGCAGGTATAAACCAAAATGCTCAAGAGATGGGGAATCAATTTGCTATGAATAAAATCAAAGGCGTTGATATTCCAGTTATACAAGGTAAAGAATTATCATTAGCACAACAACAGGCCGCTTTAGAGCAAGGTAGGCAAGCTACAGGTTCTCAAATTGGTGGAATTATTGGGAGTGCTGCCGGGGCATATTTTGGTGGACCGATGGGTGCCCAAGTTGGTTATCAGGCTGGTTCAAATATTGGCCGATCAGCATGGCCAGAAGCAAGGGGATAAAATGGGATTAGAAGAAGAATTAGCAAGATCCGCAATGTTACAGGATGCTTCAAAAGGTTATGCAGATCCAAAGGCAGGTCCTCCTGGTAGAATGGCTAGAAAGCTTGAAGGATTTGAAATGCCGTCTATGGGTAGTGAGTTTGCTCCTACTGATACATCTTATATTGGGGCAGACACTAGCCTAAGTCCTACATTTAATGGATCTGAGACTGCATCTCAGGTAGCTGCTTCTGATCCCTCTATGTGGGACAAAATAAGTGGATGGGCAGGACAAAATAAAGATCTTATACTTGCTGGTTCAATGGCTCTTAATGATTATAGTAAACAGCAAAAAGCTGCGGATATTCAGAGCAACTTAAATCAAGCTTATGCTAAGTGGTCTGGATTCTCTCCAAATCTTGCATCTAATATTAAGCCTGTAGAATATCCTGATATTGCTACTTCTGCAATGAACGCATTTAAAGCTGGTCCTGTCTTATGGAATGATTTAGCGGGTATGTATGAAGCTAGAAAAAAGGGTCAGTTAGACCAATACTTAAAAGAAAAAAGAAATCAAGAAGCTTTACGACAAGGACTTGCTTCTGGTGGGGGTAAATAATGGCATTATCGGACATTATGCAGTCATTACTAGGACAACAAGCGGAGGCTGCACAACCCGCTACTCCTACGCCTGACATGACTAAATTCATGGCAGGTCTTATGGCTCCTCAAGATACTACTCCGTCTCCGTTGATGAAAGCACAAGAAAGACCAAAATCTCTTTCTAATCCTCAGATAACAGCTAAACCTAAAAAGAAAACTCCTCTACAAACTAAGAAAGAAGAAAAGCCTTCTGATGTAAAACCCGCTGCTGAAGCCCCTGTTGAAATTGCAAAACCAGTTTTAGACCCAACTACATTAGCCGCTACCGACTCAGTTTCAAGATTAAACGAGATGAGAAAAAAGTTTGCGGAGTTAACTGCTATTGGAAGTCCTGGTGAGTCTTTAACACAAAAGCAATTTACAAATCTTGTACCTAATGATGTCGATTTTAATAGAGCGGTGAATCAGGGATTAAACATGGAAGCAGCAGCCATGCCTGAAGACGTTCTAAATACTGAGCAAAATAGATATGTTCAGGATACTGCTAAAAAACTTCTTGAAGAGAAAATGGCAAGTCCATATCGTAATGTGGATCTTGAAAGAATGGATAAACTTAGTGCAGCTCTTATGGGAGCTAAAGCACTAGGAATGAAAAATGAACCTTCTCCTCAAGAAGAATTGATGTCATTGGCTAAGATGAATCAACTTAAACAAGCCTACGACCAATTTAAAGCTAAAGAAGTCGGAGACTACACTACTCGTATTCTTACTCCGTACAATGTTGGTGGAGCTACTTATACTGTTCCACAACCACCTGCTCCTAGAACTGGAGGAAAGCCTAAAGAGGTTCGTGGTCCTGAAATTACTAAAGCTGCGGAAGCGGGAAGAAAAGCTCTTGAAACCCAAGGATATGTTCAACAAATGGCTGAACTACTTAAGAAACCTTGGAGCTACGAAAATTCTTCTAAGTACGATACTTTAGTTAATAACGTAGTTAATAGAGTAAAAGAATTAGAAAAATACGGTGCCAATTTCTCTGGTATTGAGCAAACTTTATCAAGAGCGAATATGCCTGCTAGCTATAATTTAGCTAAAATTCAAGGAAGTGCTGGGATGTTTAATAAAGCAGCCACTCTTGAAGCATTTGGGCAATCGCTTGGAGAAAAAGGTGTTCAAGAAAGAAAAAATCTTGATCTAGTATATACTCGACCTGGGGAACCTCAATTTGTAAATCAAGTATTTGAAGGTACAAAATCTGTTTCTCAAGCAGGTAAAATTGTAAAAGAAGTTCCTAAGAATATTAAAGATATTCTAGACAAAGTTAAAGGAGGTAAGAAGTAATGGCTGACTTATCACCAGAAGATTTAAGTGCTTTAAAAGGCCACGTTAAATCTTTATACCCCGGAATGACTGACGATAATTTGAAAAATATTAACCAAGAAGAAATGGTTCAACTTGTTACACACGCCACTCAAACAGGAGTAAGCCCACAGGAAGAAGAAGCGTATGGGTCAACCCCCGCAGCGATAGCTAATGAGGCTTTACAAGCTATTACGGGAGATAATCTCCCTGCCATTGCTGCTGGAATAAATGCACCTTTTTCAGATCAATCTTATGAAGATTTAAAAAAGCTTTACGAAGAACAGATCAAGAAAAATATAGAAACACATCCAATAGCTGCAAAAGGGCTTGGTTTACCAGCAGGGTTATTTGCTGGTGGCGAGTTAATGAAGGCTCTAGGTATTGGTGGAAAAGCTGTAACTAAATTTGGATCACCTTTATTCAATAGAATGCTTACAGGTGCAAAACAAGGTGCCACAACGGGAGCAGCAAGCGGAGCAATACAAAACTCTGGTTCACCAGAAGCTTTCTACGAGTCACCAGAAGCAGCTATGCAAAAGGCACTTCAGATTGGTGGTGGAGCTGCTATTGGTGGAGTATTAGGAGCAGGAGGAGGGGGTCTAGCTGCGGGATTTGAAAAACTTGGTAAGAATATATTTTCTACACCGTTTAGAAAAATAGATGCCCAGCTTCATAAAGAAAATCCAGAACTTGGTAAAAAACAATTCTCCGATCTTCTTTGGAAATATAAAACAAGTGGTGACTATGGGGATGTCCAAAAAGCAATGGAGTTAGTTGCTAAAGAAGAAAAGTATCCAGTCATCCAAGAAATGAAAAGACGTGTAGATGAAGGCACTCTTGGAATTGAAGGAAAAGACTTAGTTGATATGCTTAAAAAAGCTATTTCTCCTAAAACTGGGGAAGGCATTGAAGCTGGAAGTGTGTCGAACTGGATTGATAACCAAATTGAAGCCCATTACATTGCTAAAGGTATTCCAGAAGAAGCTGCTAAAGTAGCTGCTAATAGAGAGGCTATTCGACAAGCTAAACTTCATAATGAAGCTATAGCGCAACAAGAATTACCATTTATGGACACAGCACAAAAAACTGTAACAACAGCTGTACCTCTAACTGCACCTGAAAAAGCAATGCCACCAATTGAGCCCATTAATTTTAGTATGTATCCTGAGCAAACTAATTTACAGCTAAAAAACTTAATTACTGGGGTAGAAATTAATCCAGAAATTGCTAATAGAGGAGCTATTGGTGATGCCTATAAATCTATGGGTATGAGTATTCCTGAAGGACCTCAAAAAGGTTTAGTAATGCCAGTCAGATCTCCGTACATTGTACCTGAAGCAGAAAGACCAATATTTGGTGCGCTTCAATCTGAAATGACAAATGCAAATATTTTACCAGCAGAAAAAAGAAGTCTTGGTGAAGGGGTTATTAAAACAATCGAATTTAGCCCTCCAGGACATCAATTAGAAATGGGGTTTCCTACAATAAAACAAATGCCTATGGAAGTTCCAATGCCTATTCCTGAAAAGGGAGAAAAAGTTGCCTTCTCTGATTTGTCTGACTTTGTTAGAAAACTACAAGGTGAGGCAACATGGAATCCAATTAGTGCTGGGACTACAGAAAAGACTAAAGGTGGTCTATTCAGAAATGTAGCTACAAAAGCAAGAGAAGTGCGTAATAAAATGGCTAAAGAAGTTGCCCCGGAACTTTATCCAAAATATGAAGCAGTACAAAAAGAATTAGGGACTATTGCAGCGGCAAGAAACCCACTTACTTCTTTGGTTAAAGCAGAGGAATCTAGTCCTTTTCTTCCATATAGAGATGCAGTAATCGGAGCAGGGTTAGCAAATTTAGTTAGCAATGCAGGCCCCGGTTCTATAGGATCTAATAAAGATTGGTCTTACTGGGATTGGTTAACAGGTGCAGGACTTGTTGCGGGAGCAATGCGATCCCCCAGAGCAGGTCAAAGAATAGGTAAAATAGTTAGTGGGATTGGTAGTAAAGTCATTTCTCCAATGTCTGCTCCTGTATCAGCTAAAGCCGCTCAGAGTATTCTTCAAGCTATTCCGGAATATTTAAAACCTAATGAGGAACCACAACCATGAAGCAAATGAAATTAGAAATTAAAATGGTCCACGGACAAGACCCCGCAGAAGCACTTTCTAGTATGGTTAAAAAAATTAAAGGTATATCTTCCATTAAAGACCTTAGAGCACTTCAAGAGCAGGTATCTAAAGAAGGCTATGGAGTACCTGAAGATATGATGACTGAAGAACCCGCTTCTGAAGAAGAATCTGCTGCACATGAAGCTATGCCCGGGGATGTTCAAGAAGATTATAATGAAGGGGAGACTGAAAATACTCCCGACGATAAAGCTGAAAAAGAAGACAAACAGAAAAGAATTAAGAATTCTAAACATCCTACAACTGTAGGAAGGATGATGAAGTAATGGCTGAAATCATGGATGGGGTAGCCCCGACTAAGCAAAATACTGACACATCTTTTTCTGATATGTTAAATCAAAAAACAAACTTAGATTCAGTACAAGAAATTGTTAAGAGTAAAGGTTTGTCTAAAAGTAAAAAAATGATAATGCTCGCTCAACTTGGCTATTCTATGGAAGATGCTAAGAAGTTAGTGGAGACTTTTAAGCCTAAAGAAGACACACCACCTGATGAGATGTTCTTAGACTCTGATAAAGCTAAAAAAGAACCAAGTTCTCATGTACCTATGCAACCTAAAGTAAGTGCACCAGCTCTTGCTCCTGCTGCGCCTTCATTTGGTAAGAAAATGAAAAAAGGTAAAATGTTTTAGATGATACAGAGCCTAGTAATTTTAGAGTAAATTTGCTTCCAATTACTAGGCTCTGCTGTAAAACCATGCCCATTAGAAGATTCAATTCTATTTAGATTGTATGTCTGCAAAGGATCGGCTTCTAAGCCTTTTTCTCTTTTAAGTTCAAGAGCCACAAAATTACCATTTGCACATATTAAATAATCAGGTGTACCTCTAATACCTACTTGCTGGATCTTAACAAACCAAAGTACCCCTTTTTTCTCAAGCTTTTCTAGGTCTTTTCTAACTCTTCCTGAGAAGACTGTTTCTGCTTTTCTAGCCATTCGCTATAGTCCTCCATTTCAGACCAGCGTGTTCCTATTTCAATCCCTACATCCATTGGTAGAATGTCGTGAGTATAGGATTCTTTCATTATGGTAGCAAGCTTCGGGATCATATCTAACTCATTCTTATGCACATAAAATACAAGTTCATCATGCACACTAAGAACAAGTTTAGATTCTTTATCGCTTAAAAAATCCTCACAGCCTATCATAGCAGTCTTTGTAATTTCAGAGCTACTTCCTTGAATAAGATAATTAACGGCTTTATAGGAATACTTCTTTTCAAACTTATAAATACGCCCGGCAATATTTGAAATCATACCTTTCTCAGCTTTACGCATAACTCTTCCTATGAAAGATTCTACATTCCTTAAGCCCTTAAAGTATTCATTTCTAAGCTCTTGTCCTTCAGCTAAAGATACTCCAAGTGCCCCCGCTAATTTAGTCACGCCCATTGAGTATAAAAGACCGAAGGAAATGGTTTTAGCCTGCTTACGTGATACGCCTACTAGATCAGCAGTAGCTTGATGTACGTCTTTACCTGCAATGATCTCATCAGCTAGTACCTTCTCACCTGCCATATCAAGCATCATACGCATTTCTTGAGCTTGGTAATCTATAGATACAATATAGAAATCAGGAGGAGATATAAAGCAGCCCCGGATAGGAAATTCAGAATCATCATCATTGGACACATTCTGAAGGTTCGGAGACGAACAGCTTAGTCGTCCTGTAGATGTTTGAGATTGTCTAAAATTTGTATGGATGATTCTATTGTTGTCCGAGAGGTGGATAAAGTTGGCATAATACGTCCCACTCTTTTTATATGCCTTTCTATAGCGGATAATTGCCTTTGCAACTGGGTGTTCAACAGAACTAAGGAACGAATCTGTAAAAGACACATTTCCTTTCTCTGTTCTAGGTGCGGATCGGATAATATCTGAAGTAACTCCGAAAATCTCAATGAGTGCTTTTGAAGAGTCGATAAATGTTCTTCCTGTAATTTCCTCAATTTCAGTTCTTGCACATTTATGTCTATTTTCTTCGCTATGAAGTCCTTTACTTGTGTACTCGTAGTCAAGCAATACTCCTCGTCGTTCCATGTGGAACAATGTCTTGAGTAAATCTTCCTCTTTTTTAATAACTTTGAAAATACTTTTATCACCTGATAAGGAACGATTATATGTATCTAATGTACATAGTTTATTATTAAGGAATATAAATCCATCATAAGTGACTCTAGCATCTATAGAAGCATATCTATAGAGTATCTCGTCGGGCACTATATCAAAGCGAGGTATTTTTTCTAATTCTCCATTAGGTAATTTGTCATATCTATATGCTTTATTTTTTTGTATCCATTTCTTAACAGTATCATCCTTAGGTATACCTACTAATTCTCCAGTAGCTTCTAGACCTACTCTTAGAGCATCGCTATCGTATAGGCGCATAAGAATAGTAGTATCTGAAATGCGGGCATTTAAAGAAACTAATGTCCTACGCTGACTTAGTGCCATGTGTAGGTCAAACTTAGTATTTGTTCCAATAAGATGTATTTCAGGGTCTTGGAGTAATTTATAAAATTCATCGTAGAAATTAGTTGTGTGCGTCCTTCTCAGATCTACTATAAATTCTTGTGTATCTGTAGCAAAAGCCCATAGAAAGGCGTAGTCACCTTTTTGCCAATTTAATCCTGTAGTCTCTGAATCGAATGAAAATTTCTTGGCCTGTTTTAAAAGATCAAATAAAACTGCATGGTTTTCTATGACTGTCATAATAGACTAGGTGTCTTTCCTTTTCCAAGCATGATAACTGGAAAACTATATTTCTTATTTTCTTCAAACAAGTTTATTTCTCTAATTTTCTTTACCCATATTTTACGGTCTCCATCCCAATTATAACCAGCTTTCTTAGCTAGGTCTTTGTTGTGAAAAGAAACATCTGCTCTTATCTCTACAAGAGGACTTGAGGCTGCTTGAGTAACTTTTTCTAAAGGAAATTTAAACAGTAACTTCATGCAAGCCATTGCGTCCGTTAAAGCTCGGTGCGGGAACGGATTTAAAAACTCAGCCTTATCCGCACATAAGAAAATAAGAGAATTGTTTTTAGGAGGGGCTTCATGTGGAAGGTCTACTCTTGTATCTACAATAGAACTAAATACTTCTATCTGGGCATGGGGCTTTAAAAAATCTAAGTACCTTTTTACTATCGGTAGGTCGTAGTCGATAATATTATGGCCTACAATAAACTGTGGTCTATAGGTATTTATAACATTCACCAAATCTAGAAAAGCTTCTTCGGGGTGTACTCCAAAACACTCTAATGTCTGTGGCTTAATACCTGTAATTTCTATGATGTCTTTAGAAAGAGATTCTTTGGTTAGGATTAAATGTGAGCGCATGATGACCGGGGCTTCGTGAGATAACTCCGTATCGTAGAGAGCAAAGCCTAGTTCAATGACTTCACAAGTATTCACATCAAGACCCGTAGTCTCCGTATCTAATGCTAAAAATCTCATGGTGTGTCCTTAGTTTTGTAGATTAAAATGGCAGCTAACTAAATCCAAAAATTCATACTTTGGTGAAACGTCTTCTTCACTTAAAGTATCATGTAACTCAGAATTTACTATATCAAGGACAAACAAAAGAAACCCCTCTTGAATGATGTAGTCTCTTACCATTGCTGCGGGTTCCTTTGTTTCTATATCAATAACTGCTATTGCACCAATACAGCTATCCCCGATGGTTATAATTTTATCCATCTTACAACTTTTGGGGATAGAAAACTGTATTATGTGATTCACTAGAACTTTTCTACTATCTCTGCCTCAGTCTCAAGAGGAGCTTGTTTCTCTGTATCTTCAGAAGCTACTTGAGCCTTGCCAGCTCTGAATGTTTGATTCCAAGTATATAGAGTATTCACATGGGTCTCAAAATCCTTAGTAGGATAAGCACCTGCAAACTTAAATACAAAAAAGCTTCCTTTGTCATTTTTAACAAAAGCAGGAGTAAGTTTAACAGTATACATTGAAAAAGGCTTATTTATACGAGCAGCATTTGTCTTAAGAGTAAGAATATCCTTACCACAAGCATAAGAAGTCATGCGGAATGATAACATGACTGGAAGAGAATCCAGTGCATTTATCTCTTTCTCTTGCATACCAAGAAGATTGATAGTCTCCATATTTTGGTATTCTACTCCTGCAATCACTTCCTCACGTGGACGGTTGGCATTGGCGGGTGTGTAGTCTTCTTGCTTAAGATATTCAAACTTACCATTTACTTTGTGCTGAATAGTCCAAGTCTTAAAAGTATGAATAGGTATAATAGAAAGAGGATCTTTCTCATCACCAACTTTAATTTCTGTAATATTATTAATTATATCACCTGCTTGTGCCTTACGAGTAGATACTAACTCACTCATTTGCTGCATTAAAAGCAGACGAGGAATGCGAATATCCTTTGCTTCAACTACGTCATCATCCCAAGACATATTTGTTAAGTCTTGTACTGCCAAATTATTTGCTTTAACTTCTACGATATTACTCATTGTCTAGCCCTTTCATTGCTTGCGCTAGTTTAGCGGTAACTACTTCTTCACCTTTTTCCTCTGCCATCCACTCAAAATAAGATTGCTCCCATTTTGACATAACATCAATATACGCTTGTGCAGAAGAAAGAAATTTATTCCTACACTCTACATACTCCCCGATATTTTCAAAAGTATCAGAAGGACCGTCTAAGCGCATATATGTAACTTTATCTCTAAGTGCACTAAGATTTTTAGACACTATTGATAGTTCTTCTATCCGTAAAACTAAAGATTCCCAGATCTTACTTTTACGAGTTTGCTCCATGCGCTGTTCTTCGGGATTTACATTAGGGTTGATAATCATACTAAACCTTTCTAAAACTTAATCTTACTGAAGAAACTGGATTGTTAATACCTGGTATAGTAAAAAGAATATCACCATTTTCAATGGCTGCTTCTTTCTCTTTTCTATACCAGCCATTTAGCCATTGGCTATTTACTGTAACAACTTCATCGTATATTCCAACGTCTTTCAAGTAACTGAAAAACTCTTGTTTGCTATCACCTTTAGGAACTGAGATAGAGTCATATACTGCTGTATAAATTGTACCATGTTCTGACACATATTTAGTCTTCTCAGAAGCCTCCAGCATAGTCATAGCCTTCTTTTCTTCTTTATCTAAATACTCCTGAACCTTAGCTACATCCGCTTTCTTAGCAGCTATCTCCGCTCTTAAAAGAGATATGTTCTCACATACCTTTTCAAAATCTTCTACTTTAATATCTTGCATGATTTCCCTTTCATTAGGACTAAAATTAAACTAATTTATTTATAAGTCAATAGCTATCTTTTTAAGAAGCTCCGCTCCTATTTCTTTTTTATCACGAAGTGCTTGCTGAATTTTCTCGTCTATAGTTTCGGGGACCACTATGTCGTATCTGGTAACAGACTTGTGGATCTCGCTTCCAGCGCGGTAGTTGCGGGCTTCTGACTGAATGTCGTGGGCTAAGTTAAATGTACGAGAGAAATATATCATCACATCCGAAGAGATTAAATTAACTCCAATACCAACAGACTGATTGCCAACGCATACACGAATAGAAGGATCATTTTCAAAAGCTTCCATTGTCGCATCTTTCTCTGCCTTTGTTTGTTCTCCTGTAAGATAGACATGATTGATATTAAGTTTTCCACAAAGCTTACCTATTTGTGCATGGTTCATTTTAAATGGTGCCCACACAATTACTTTATGGTTAGGGGTCAACTCAGTCAATAACTCCTCTAGTACATCTAGTCTATTATTATCCTCAAAGACTTTTGCTGTATCATCATCTAATGGCATATAGCCAGACAAAATCTGCTGAAGTCTTAGTGCTTTTGTAAGAGCTAACGTCGCCACACAAGCGGCGTCATTTACATAAGCTATGAAGTCTTTCTTCATAGCCTCATAAGCTTTCTTTTGATCTCCAGAAAGCTCGGCATATACTTCTGTTTTTAAAAGTGGTGGAAGGTCTAAGCAGTCTTCCTTCTTCACTGTCATGATTACATCGGAGATAAGAGAGTTTATCATCTCCCTAGAACCGGGTCTCGGGTTCCAGTCTGGAAAATGCTTATGAGAAGGCATATTAGCATTTTTATCGAAGAAGTATTTTACTTTGAAAAAGTGGTGCTTACTCTCTAGGCGTTTACCTTTGTCTAAGAAGTAAAGGATACTCCAAAGATCTTCTGCGGAGTTTAGGACCGGGGTCCCTGTTAGTGCAAGCTTAAAAGGTACACTATCTGCTATCTTGTGGATGTACTTAGTCCGCTTAGAATTGTAGGTCTTAATATAGTGAGCTTCGTCTAAGATCATGAACATTGGTACGTTCTGTGCGAAGTGGTCTCTCACGTAGTCTGAGAGAAAAGATTCATAGTTTGTTATAATGATTTTTGGCTTACTTGCTAGTATCTTACGTTTCTTATCAGAAGACCCATGAAGAATAGCGATATTCTTTTGTTCTATCTTTGTGTACTTAAGAATCTCTCTCTTCCAATTTTCTAAGGTTATAAGAGGAGATATAATAAGAGTGGGGAGCATTTGACCATGAAAGTTATATGTGTATCTTAGACACTCAAGAGCTGCCCTAGTCTTACCAGTCCCTACGTCAAAGAAAAATCCATAAGATCCCTGTGAGGACTTGAATTTTTCAATCCCTTCTTTTTGATGTATCCATAATTCTTGCATGATTTTTTACTTTCTTTTACTTAATACCTTTAGATAAATGTACAATTACTCCGTGATGTATAAGATATGCTTTATAGAAATCAGTGATGAATTTATTTCTACTTGAATATCCAATAGCTAAATATATATGCCCTAAGTGCATCTTTACTGTACTAAGGCTTACATTTAACTTATTAGCTATCTCTTTACTATTTTTACCGTCTAGAACAAGTAGTCCTACGGAAATTTGGTTCGGGGTCAACTCATGCTCAAGAAATCTTGCTTTGAAAAAATTACTCATGTTCTGCATTGAAATCCCTCACTTCCTCTGATATGCTTATCATTGCTTTTTTCTCAGGCTTGTAAACAAAAGAAAATAGATGACTGAATTTATATCGCACAACTTGTCCATGCTGGAAAAATTCGTTCTTTCCTTTTTGCTCCATCTCCGCTGCAATATCTCGCAAAATTTGCGGGGTTATTGGCAGCTCATGTAAACTTTCGCACTCATTTATTTTCATCACTCCCCTGCGCTTTCTATTTCTTCAAGTGCTTCTTGAACTATAATCCAGTTTTGATCTGAGGTCGGATGTGATATTTTAATTATGTTCAAAACATCTTTAGCTATCTCAAGTTGCTTTTTTAATAATTCGTTTTCATTCCAAAGTCTAACTTCGTCTTTTGTTTTCATCACTCCCCTGCGCTTTCTAATTAGACCGAGACCGAGACCGAGACCGAGACCAAGACCGAGACCGAGACCGAGACCAAGAACAAGACCGAGACCAAGAACAAGACCCAGACCAAGACCGAGACCAAGACCCAGACCGAGACCGAGACCAAGACCAAGACCAAGACCAAGACCAAGACCGAGACCAACCTTCTCGCATGATTACTGCAGTCATTATTTTTGCTCTTTAATTAAAATCGGAAAAGGAGTCACGTCCAACATTGCTGATCTGTTTAACACGACAGGCGCACAATAAGGCTCTGCTTCTTTATGCTTTCCAGTTTTTAAAAAGTCTGCCCATCTTTCTGTTTCTGCAATCCACGCGGCGTCTTCAATCAGAAACTCTTGCTCTGATATTGCTAAAAGTCTGCCCGTGTAAATCATTGTGACAAATCTAAAACAATAAATCGTCCCGACTGTCAAAAATGAATGCGCTTTGTCGCCTTTTGTCCCATCGTCAATTTGTTTTGTTTGTTCTGAATAATATGCTTTTCCATTAACGGTTATCGTTTCTACTTTCATCACTCCCCTGCGCTTTCTAATTTAAACAAGCAGTCGCTAGCCAAATTATAACAAGTAATTTCTGACGATGTTTCATCACCTTGTAACGCTTCAAACTTTATTTCCTGCAAAGTGTCTTTTGCTGTCTCAAGTTGTCTTTTTAGCTCTGAAATCTCATCATGTAATGCTAAAGTCGGATCGTCGATCTCAACATACCGAACGCCATTGCCGCAGCATTTCACGCATCCATTGCCGTCGCATGATCTGCATATTACTTGTTTAAACATCTAATTGTCCTTCCTGAAAATAATCTTTTCTGTGTAAGTTCCATCGGCTTGTCTTAGATAAACATATTCTAACTTTTTAACTGGTCTAGGTGGCTCTGTAGCAAATCCCAAACCAACAGCTACAATAATTAAAATGATGATCATAATAAACCTGCTACGTCGTGTTCATTTAAAATTTGATGGAACTTAGTTTCTAGTAGCCCAATAAGCTCCTCAGCGTTTTCGTTTGCATTAAACAAGTCTTGAATTTTCTGCTCGGGGTAACCATGCTTTCTCGCAGGCCTAAAAACATTTTGTCCAATTTCGTGCAAAGCAGATGCAAGTGAGTTTGCTTTAAGAGCTAAAAGCACATCTTCCTTTTCTTCGTTATAATCATATTCAAGAGTAACTTTCATTTTCTTTTTCTTTCATAAAATCTATTGCAGCATTAAATCCTGCATCAAACATAATTTTATTATGTAATGTTTTTTTTATTAAGCATTTCTCAGTATAGGTAGCATCAATATAATTTATTTTACTAATTATACCCCCGCCAAATTTTGCATAAAATATTCTATTTTTTTCAAAAGCTATTTCTTCTTTAGAAATGTCCATTATTAACCTATTAGACCCTTAATAATGGCAGCAACGCCTAACTGACTATCTCTTCTGATAGGATTATATATCCCATCAGAGGTATACTTTCCTGTACTATAAAAAGAAGTACCAGACCAGACATACGGAGAATAGATACCTTTGTTTCTATAGCCCAAACCGTTAAATAACTCTGCCTGCGCGCACATAAGTGCAGGAGTATTGATAATCTTTTTATCTAACTTATCGTACCTAAGAGCATCTATAGCACCTTCTGACCATGTTTTAAATGGTCCCCTTCCTTTGGGAACTAATTTAGTTTTTCTAGAAAGAAGTTCACCATTACCTAAGTAAGTTTTAAAATCTAAAGATGATTCTCTATAATTAAGAGCTGCAATAAGCTCCCAAGGAACTCCTGTAGCTCTCTCAACTTCTTTATAGATATTGGCAGTAGATATAATTTTTTTAACTACGTTATCTAATTCTTTGGAAGGATAAACTTTACAGTTATCATACAAGTAAGAAAAGTCTGGGTATCTGGTACTTCCGTCATTAATATTATCTATTAATACACTAGGTAATGGTACAGCTACGGAAACATTGTCTTTGTGTACAATAATAATATCTTGTGCCTTAACATTTTGCCTTTTAAATAAAAATGGTAAAACTCTTTTTAAAAAATTAATCATGTAAAAATGCCTTTCCTTTGTTATTAGATTTACTTGTAATATATTCATTAATTTGCGGGTCTCTTCTTCTTAAGCTCATAGCGTAGTCATAAGACATACCAACTTTTCTAGCAGAAACACAGAAAGACCACCCTTCATCAAACATTTTAAGAAGTCTTTTAGTGTCTTCTTGGATTATTTTTTCACGCATTTGTAATCGGGTATTTACTTGCTTTGTACTCATAATCCACTCTCTAGAAAATCTTTTAATAACTTTTCTTGTGCCTCAGTAAGTCTTACTTGCCCTAGTAATACTGCACTTACTTTTGATCTACTAATACCTGATCGAATAGAAAACTCTTTTCTAGTAATGCCTCTTTGATTAATATAGGCATTAATTAAATTTGCACTATTAATCTTTTTCAAGTCTACTTTGGACATCTTCTTTCACCGCTCTATGATAAGCTGCTTCGTACTCAAGGCAGTCATTTATATCTATAGCTACTCCACCAAAATAGTCGGCAAGCCACTTAGCAATTTGTAAATCATTTAAAATTAAAGCGTAGTCATAATTAGAGTATCTACCAATAGAATTAATATATTCTCCACCCGAAAAAATAACGTACTCACTCATACGCCAAACTCTTTCTTAATGCTTTCTACTTTGTCCTTGATATATATTCTACACACATCTTGTAAATCTAAATCTAAAGCCTTGCACATCCTAATTGCAAAATCAGGAGCACAATTCGCTCCTCGCTCCACATTAGATATATGCTGATTAATTGAAATCCCCATTTTATTAGCAACTTCTTTTTGTGTTAATCCCAGAGTCTCTCTATGTTTTCTAAAATACTCGCCTAAGTGCATAATGCCTCATTCCGTTATAGTATAAATAACGAGAGTTTAACTAAAAATCAATTTTATTTATTTTACGCCTTGCGTATTAACTTTAAAAGAGAAAATATTACATAATTCTTTGCTTAGTCCGTGGGCGATGATCTCCTCCATTTCTCCAGAAAGGCCCGCAATATATAAACCTTTTTCTGCTAAAATAGCGTGGATAACTTCGTGTATAAATACCTGAAGCTGTTCATCTTTTTTCATTCCGTGTACTAATAATATTTTTCTTTCTTGTGGCATTGTAAGACCCAGAGCCTCGGCCCCACCAAGGTCAATCCTCCATTTCATTTCTACTGCCCAAATTTTACCTTCAATTCTAAATCGACTAGGAATCTTCATAGGCCCCCTTGACTTGACTATAAGTCTATACTTAATCTCATAACTTCCAAAAAGAAAGGTCACTAAAAATCATGCACAATCTTCTAAAGCGCACAGACACAGGCTGGCAAATTGCGGGCACTACACATGATCTAGAGAGTGTACTGCAAGATCCAAGTCTAGTTATAAGTGCACAGGGACGTATTAACTTGCACTATACTTGTCACCATGTCTTGCCCGAAGGACAGCGGTCATTTTCATCAGGCGAATGGCTTTTCTTTGATTTCGATGAACTATCTATTGACCCAAAAATAGCATGTAAAGAATTTGTCACTTGCATAGAAGAATTTTTAGGGGCAGAAAATTGTGCTTGGGGGATAGTATCGGGGCGCGGGGTTCACGTTCTTCTAAGACTTCCACCTTATTCAGAATATTACTTAGAAGTACACAAATCTACTTACACTCACTTGAGTGATCTTATCAAAGCAAAGCTAACAAACTTTTCTTTTAAAGTAGACCCGGTCTTTCATAAGGCGAAGTCCCTTAGACTTGCGGGAACTGTGAATAGAAAACCAAACCAACCAGACACCGAGTGCTTTGTTAGCATCAAACCAACAAACAAAAATATAAAAGATTATTTCACACTCTATCGGCTTACTTACGACTCTACTTTTAACTTGGAAGTAGAAGAAAAGAAAAAAGCCGACGCTGTTAAGCAATCGGCTCAGAAAAACCATGCGCTGACAGTAATATCTAGCTCCGGGGAGCAAGTCAATACTCTGCCTGAAAAATCTTCAATCCTAGAAAAGTGCGGTTTCATCTCAGGACTAGAAAATGAGCTTGCAAATCTCCCTCGTGATGAATGGTTTAAGGGCGTGTCCCTACTAACTACTCTAGGAATGACAGAAGAGGCCCACAATTGGTCATCAACGTCTCCATTATACAAACATTCAGAAGTAGAGAGTATCATCGAAGGAGTACAGGCTCGGGGGCTTTACCCAATGTCTTGTACGACAATAAAGACAGCTTTCTCAGCAGAACTCACCTCTTTTTGTGAGTCATGCGCTTTTAAGTCCTGTAAATCACCAGCTAACCTCCATAATGACCCTCTGTTGTCCGTTATGGGTTCGGGGTTCAAACATCTACCAGAGGGAGCTAAAAAGGCCGTTACAGACTACGACTCTTTATCTCTTTTTATGTCCAAGTACCTCTCAGTCATCTATGTAAAAGATAGAAAATCTTTCTACCAGTGGGAGAATGAAACTCAACTTTACACAGAAAAAACAGAGGCAGAACTAACAAATACTGCCTGTAAACTCATCAAACCGAGAGTCATTGACCCAAACTCAGTCATACAAAGAATTGCAGGAGCTATCGAAGTGAACGCCTCCAAAGTGGAACAAAAAATGCTTGCCCCAGACGGTACCATTCCCCTAAAAAACGGCCTATTTTCAATCCAAAATGGCACCCTAGATCCTTACACTCCTAAGATACTAACTACCAACAAGCTGCCTTATAGCTACGATCCATTGGCCGAGTGCCCACATTTTGACAAGTTCTTAGAAGAGAGAATCGGGGACCCTGAACTCATAGAATCTGTCATGCTATTTCTGTGCTATGCAATTGCAGGAATTAAGCAGCCTATTAGAAAGATATTAGTCTTAGAAGGTCCTGCTGCCACAGGCAAGTCCACATTTCTAACAGTTATCGGTGAATTGTTCGGGGACCTCTGCGCCTATGGACAACTACAAAACTTGGTTGGCCGCTTTGAAACGGCAAGCTTCATTGACAAAAGAGTTGTTCTCTTCGATGAGGCCCTATCAAGTAGAGATCAAGCACTTATAGAGGTCCTTAAAAACTTGTCCGGTTCGGAAAAAATCAAAGTAGAAAAGAAAGGTAAAGATCCTCAAAACGTGCTTAACCTTGGCCGTATCGTTATTGCTTGTAATGAAATACCCAAGGGAGGGGCACTCGACTCGGGGTTCATGGATAGACTCTTGATTGTCCCTATGCACTCCGTTCTAGAATATTCTGAAAGAAATTACGATGAGGTCTCTCAAATCCTCACTGAAGGTAGCGGTATTCTAAACAAAATAGTGTCATACTATGCGCGTTTAAAAGAACTCCGTTTCATTATTCCACAGCCAAAGGCGTCCATTGAGGCCATAGCTACATATCAAGAAGAGGACTCTTCCCTTGTAACTTTCATTAAACAAGAATGTGAGCTTGTCCCTTTCCAAAAAAGTGAGTCAATGACTGAAATGATAGCCTCATGCCACAGACCTACGACTGCTCTTGTCGGTGTATCTCTTAAAGACTTAAGAGAGGCAATTGTAGACTGGGCAGGAAAAGAGGGCGAGGGCTATTTTGAAAAATTATCGGCTAGGTCACTGGGTAAAATGCTCGATCAACTCTCTAAAACAACTTATAAAAACAAAATAAAGACCCATATTGATCGAAAAAATAGAAAATATATTCAAGGATTAGTTTTATCGGACAAAACCCTTCATTCAACCCTTGTACAAAAAAAGGACTCTTTCTAGAGTCCCTCTCGTATCCTTTTTATTTTCATAGAAGTAATTAAAAATTTATTTTGTCTCATAGTTCGGTCCAATCATCCGGGAAGTCAGCGCGAAAGTCTTTTATGGTGTATTTCATGCGGCACCTACTTTCATAAGGTCAGCAATTCGCGTTGATAATTTCTTGCTCAGTTCATTGTCTTTTTTAGAGGCTTTAACTATTAAATATCCAGCGCCACAACGCTTGTTAGAAACTTTGGTTTTTACCTTCGGCAAATCCTCACGAACTATTCTAGCAATTTCTTTTCGCGCCTGTTTTTTAGCATACTTTAAAAATTTATTTTGTCTCATAATTCGGTCCAATCATCTTTATTTTCTTGCATAATTATGCACCTCGATAGAATAGAAATATTCATATTTTACTCTTTTACTCTTTTCTTTAATAATTTAAAAACCCCAATATGCCCAGCATTTGTACGATATTCGCGCAAAGTATTAAGTCCATCGGCGCGGGAAATATCGCTTGTCTCATGCTCCCAACCGAAGCCGTAATTAGACCACAATTGCCATTCGTCAACCGTCTTGCGCTTATACATTTTTTACCTCTATTTTCTTTTTTATTGCTTTAATTATTAAGTCGTAAGAATAAAAATGCTCGTCGGCTTGCACACCCAATACCGGAAGTGACTGCAAAACAATAGACTTTGCACCTTGGCGGCGCTTAAAGTCTGCAAAATTATTCAATAGCTTTATTTTCTGACTGTGGTGCAAAGTCATGACTCCCCCTCAACACCGAAAAGCGTACAAAGCTTTGTAAACATTAGTAATTACCGACTCTTTTATAAGGTTTATTCCACGCTCCGACTTTAACGCCGTGAAAATAAAAATTAGGGATTGAACCATAGTCAGAATCTTCATGCACAATAGTTATAGGATTAATACTGTTAACGATATCGATCACTTTTATACCAATAGCGCGTAATGATTCGTTTTTTGTAGATTGTGGATGATAATAACTTACAGAATCCTCAAAAGTTAAATCCATATCGCTTTCCATTAATCTAATTTCTAACGACGAAGTATTCCCGCCAGTGATGGACCACTTGTAACTGGGAAAATTTGTTTTAATTTGTTTTGCGATAGTTTTGACGGTCTCTTTGCAAATATAGGGCATAAAATCCTCTTATGTGTATGATAAATGGTGCTCAACAACACCATGGTCAAAGTTGTAATGCACTGACTCTAAAGTCATATTTTCGATGACTACTTCCCTAGTTTTTCTCACGACAAGTTTGTAAGCTTGCCTGTAATTAATAGTCATATTTTGTTCTAGCAAAACTAAGCCCATTCTTTTGGCTAGAACTCGTGCACATGAAAGCGCTTGCTTGTTTGTCATTCCTACAGTCATTTTAATACCTCTTTTTTAAATATATCAAATCTAGAAAATTCAAAAACTTCATCTGGAATTTTTTCGATAGAAGCCCGAAAAGTCATGGATTCAGTTGTCGCTTGTAGGTCAATATTATATGGATACCTACACAACGCGCTTTTTTCAGATTGATTTTCGCATTTTATAACAACTACTTTTTTTGCTCTGTGCCTGTACATTTTCATTTTTAACCCTCTATTTTTTCTTGAGCAATGAGTTGACTGTAAAACTCTTCAACCTCTTCTTGAGTGACATTGTAGTGACACAAGAACTCCCCGTCGCATAATGCGGAAAGTTGTTGAGATAAAGAAAAATCTTTTAAATCGTCGATTAAAGTTTTCATTTTAGTACCTAACTCTAAAAAGATTTTCAGAAAAAAGGGGCGGGGGCAACACAGCATCAGAAAGTCCAATCGCTAAAAGTCTAGCCTGATGACGCTCCCAACGCTCACAAGATGCCACTTGCTCAGCAGCCATCTTATCTTTCTTCTCAATAATTAAAACCTCGGTCTCGAAAGGACAATAGTCTAGCCCCATCTCGCCAACATAATTGTCTTTTTTTATCTGAAGTAATCTAGATAAGCTCGTATACTTGCTTGGACTTGAACTAGAAAAAGCCTTAAGTTTTCTCACGCGACTCCCCTTCATTTAAAGATGCTAGAAAATAATCGGCTTGGGAATGCTCCCCTTCAGAGAAAATACTCTCAATTTCTTTTTTAGTTTTAATATTTAAATAAGTAACTATTAGTTCCCCATAATTATTTTTTCGACTGTCTAAAATTATCCAAGTCATAACTATGCGCCTACTGCTAAAAAAAGAGTTCCAGCTAAAACGGCTAAACAGAACGCTATGACTAGAAAAGAATGTAAGAGTGAAACAATACTTTTTAAACTAATGTCACACTCTGTGACTGCTAGAAAAAAGATTGATAGAAAAATTATTGTCGCTGATATTTGAAAGATTGCTTGCATGATTTTTTTTCCTAAAGAATTGAGCCTTTAGAATAAAGGCTCGTGGTTATGGTTATGGTTATGGTTATGATTTAGTATCAAGAGCAGATACTAAAGAGATTAATTTAATCTCGCACTGTGAATAGCGCTGAGTGTAGTTGTTAACTTCGTCATCAGTTAGTGCTAGAAGCAATTTAGTTCTGTAGTAATTTTTATCGTCTGTAATTGACTTGATCCCCTTTTCGATTTCTTCTTTTGTGAATTGTGAATAATCTTGGCTTGTGAATTTTAAATAGGCTTGCATTTCTTTTCCTTTGTTTTGTTTGTTGATGAAGACACAATAAAACAAAGTTAGTTGCTTGTAAAGCAATTTAATTAATTTAGTTGACTGTTGTAAAGAATACAACAGTGTGGTGCTGAAGGAAATAGGGGCGGGGACATAGTGAAGTATAAAAAGAGAAAGGGGAGGGGAAAAATTATAATCTATTAGTCAATAAATAAAAAGATAAAAAAAAAGATAAAAAAAATTGTGCCGCCTATGCCGCCTAAAATAGGTATTTTCAACTCGCTACGGGAAATTTTAAACACCCCATCTCTATTATTTCTCTACTGATATACACTTTTAATGCGGCATTTGCGGCATTTGCGGCTAATGCACCGTACCAATGACACAGGGTCCCGCACCGTAAACCCATGATATCATTAAGAAAATATCTGCGGTGACAATTTGCGGACCGCGGTGCATCGTACCCACCGCGTCTAGGCGGCAAGTATGCGGCATTTATTGCGGCATTCAGTTTACACGTAAACTTAAATGATTTATATGCAAAGCATCAAAACGCATAAATGCACAACAATTAAGCATGTAAACAGAAAATTATTTGCGGCACGAAAATAAAGTTTGCGGCGAGTCATCTTAAAAGTCGGGGCGCGGCACAGGGTTGACATTACTTTCGACTTGAGCATGATGCCCGATTCTTAAGCATGATTACCCTAGTCTAAATAAACAATGCTTTGATTATGGAAGTTGGGGTAGTTGGCCGAGGATCGGGGGGCTTGGATCGGGGTAGGTTGTTGCCGAGCAAGGCCGATTGGGACCCTGGTCCACGGACCGGGGGGCTGGGGGGGTCAAGGCCGATTGGCTGCTTCTATAGTCTTTTCCCAAAAATCCCCCGACCCCCGCCCCTAGAATACCGCCCCCTAGACCTTTAATATCCACCATATTCTCCCCTTTACATCCTCCTAACAATTTTCTACCCTATTCTAGCCCCATTAAGTCCTACTGGGGCTTCAAGGGTAGGACGTTGGCTATGAGCTGTTCTACCCAGTCACGCTGGCCTTTATGGGGGCATTAGCCCCTTTAAAGGCTTTTACTTTACTTCTAGAAAGCGATAGCGCATATTTCAGATATGCGAGAAGTTAATAAAAACTACCAAAATGAGTCATATTCTAGTCAAAATGGCGAAGAAACTGTTATTTTTAATGAATTTATGGAAGAAGTTTTATCTCTTGTCCCCGAAGCGTTAGCGGATAGTTACCGCACTCTTCCCAGGAAGGCATTTGAACAAGATGAGAGGACACTTCGTACTATTCTAAATCCATCAGAGCAACAGCAAATGCTACGCACAAAATTATGGCAGATATTAAACGAGCGGCTCGGGATTTCGGGTGCTCCCCGTATTTCTATTTCTGAAATTTGCAGGGGTGTGAGTAATACAGACTACTTAGAAAGGATATGTACTCTGCCTTATGTGGTAGCCTGGTTACTCTGCCCTACGCTTAACTATGAGACCCGGGTCGAGGCTTTGGTTGAGAAGTCGTATGACAGGATGAGTGAGATACTAGATTTACCTATAAAAGATAATACGGGGGCTGTGGACATGAAGGTAGCTAATCTTGTTCTACAGGTAGCTAAGATGATAGATATGCGTAGTCGTGGGGGATATGTGGAGCGGATAGAGCAGAAGACGTTAAATGTGAACGCTTCAGCTAAGGAGGCTCAGGCGATGTTTGGTGGTAAGGAAATTCTTTCTTTAGATCAGATTGAGGAGAGGATTAAGATGTTAGAGACGGGTAAGAAGAATGAGTAGAGATAAAGATATTCTATCGGCCCGGGATCTGAAGCTTGCTAAGTTACAGGAATTAGAACGAAGGTCAATGCTCCCGCACCTTTACGGGCAAAAATGGTACAAATGGGCATGGGATTTTTTTACCTGTAGAAATAGGATGGCTTTGCTTACAGCGGCCAATCAGGTATCTAAGTCTTCTACTCAGATAAGAACAATTATTGACTGGGCTACAGACAAATCTAAATGGCAAGGACTTTGGCCGACAGAGGACTTTACAAGTAGATCCCCGGTTATGTGGTATTTATATCCTGATGCTACTCTAGCTACTACGGAGTTTAAGGACAAGTGGGAGACTGAGTTTATGCCAAGAGGGGTGATGAAGAATAGTTATCAGTATGGATGGGAAGAAGAATACGATTCACGTAAGAAGATATACTGTGTGAGGTTTAAGACTAATGCAGTAGTATATTTTAAGTCGTATGCACAAGATGTTCACTCTCTACAAGGGTCCACGGTTCATGCAATATTTACAGATGAAGAGTTACCAGAAAATCTGTACTCTGAATTATACTTTCGTTTGAACTCTACAAATGGCTATTTTAGAATGGTATTTACTGCAACAAGATCGCAAGAAATGTTTAGATGTGCTATGGAAGAAATTGGTACAAGATTTGAGAAGTTTAAAGGAGCTTGGAAGAAGTCAGTGTCATTATTTGAATGTCAGGAGTATATGGATGGCTCTAAGAGCAAGTGGACTAACGAGAGAATACAAGACACTATAGATAACTGCAAGGACGAAAATGAAGTTCAGCGGCGTGTCATGGGGCGATTTGTCCGTTCAGACAGTCGTAGATATGTTTTTTCTAAGACAAAGAACTATGTAACCCCGCTCCCCGAGGATTGGAAGGAGACTCCTCCTGATGATTGGCATATTTTTGCAGGGGTAGATATAGGTTCGGGGTCCCCTGGTAATGCTCCTTCTGCGATTTACTTTATAGCTGTGAGGCCAGATTTTAGGTTTGGTAGGATCTATAACGGATGGAGAGGTGACGGTATTCTAACTACTGCCGGGGACGTTTTTAAGAAGTACATGGAGATGAAAGATAGACAGCCATTAATGGCTTCTTATGATTGGGGCAGTAGCGATTTTGGACAAATAGCCGCTTCTAATAGTGAGCCATTTGTTAAGGCGATGAAAGATAGATCCAAAGGGGATGAAATATTAAATACTCTTTTTAAGTTCGGGATGCTTGTTATTGATGATGTTGGTAATATCGAATTAGAAAAACTATCGAATGAATTAACTAATCTTGGTGTTGATTCTATTCATGGTGATGATTCAGCCGATTCTACAAGGTATGGAGTAGTACCGATACCATGGGACTTTACAGGAATTAAGAAGAATTTAAAATTAGAGAAACCAATAGAAGATATGTCTCAACTAGACCAGCGTAGAGGAGGATATGTGACAGATACTCTTCCTCAGCCTGAATATAATATTGATATAGAATTGCAAGAGTGGAGTGAAATGTATGATTACTGAATCTAATAAAATATTAGTACAGACACTTAGATTAGTTAAAATAGGTAAAAAGTATAATTTAAAATCAGTTGAAGTTACAGATTCTTTCATTAGAATAGAATTTAATGAGAGTTCTACGCCTATTGCTGATAAAAAGTCCTCTAAACGTGATAAAAGAATACTAGAAGAGTTCAAAGAGAGTGCATATCTTGAAGAAATGCAGCTTTTAGACCCCGAAGCGTATGAAGAGGAGCTAATGAAAAAAGATGGTGGGCTTAAGGAGATTTAATGTCTAAAACACTTCAGGATTTGAATAAAATGTACTCTGATGGTGAGGGTGTAGATAAATCCCTCTATGCTGAGATGAGATCAAACGTACTTCTTGTTGGTGGGGAACATTACCACAAGAAAAATTGGAAGATGTATCAGCACATCAGAGAAAACAATAACATTCCAGAAGAACAAAAGATTCGTATTATGAAGAATCATACGAATAGGATCTTTAAGACTTATGTAAATAGAATTACATCGGTTGCCCCCGGAACTCATATTGTAGCCCATAATGAAAAAGAGTTACAGGATCAGAAATCAGCAGAAATGCACCATGCAGTTTGGACACATTTCAAGAAAAAATTGAATATGAAAGAAAGAGTCCGACAATTTGCTGAGGATTATGTTGGTCTTGGTGAGTGTTGGGCACGTATTTCATGGGATTGGACTCGCGGAGATCTTAAGCATGAGCTTGGAGGTCAAGACGAAGAGGTTATGGACGAACAAACGGGCATACCTATGGTTAAGACCACTCCTAAAGAGTATATATTCTCTGGAGAACCCCGCATCGATCGCATATTTGCCTTTAACGTATTTAGACCAAAAGCTTGTCAAAGCATGGACGATGCTCCTTGGCTTGGTTATCGTTATATGGAGCAAATAGATACTCTAGTTGAGCAGTACCCGGACCTTAAGGATAAGATTAAACCTGATGGTAAGAGAACTTTCCTAGTATTTGACCAGAACTCTGCGGACTATGCAGAGGCTAAGGATCAAGTATTAGTTAGAGAGATCTATTATCGTCCTTGCCCTGAATTTCCTAAAGGATATTTTTATAAATGGGTAGATACTGATGTATTAGCCGAAGCCGAGTTACCCGAAGGTATATTTCCTCTTGTATATACTGGTTTTGACTCTATACCTACTCATCCACGTTATATGTCTCCTGTGAAACAATGGAAGCCTTATCAGATTGAGATAAATCGTATGGCGTCTAAGATGGCAGAGCACCAAGTTACTCTTGGTGATGATAAGCTAATACTTCTTAATGGTGGGAAGCTTAGTAATGGCGGTAATGTGCCAGGTATTAGAGCTTTATCTACTACAGGTGGGAGTGTATCAGTTGTACCAGGTCGTACAGGGGAGCAATACTTAGGAGCATTAAGCAGCACTGTAGAAGAATTATACAATCAGGCTATGGTATCAGAAGAACTAGAGAACACGATGCCCGCACAAGTAGATCCTTATGCGATGCTTATGCAATCTGCTAAATGGAAAATGAGATTTTCTGCCCATGTAGAAAGATTTGAGAGATTTTTAACTCAGATGACTGAAGTAGGTCTTAAGATAATTAAAGCATATATTGAAGAAGATGAACTTATACAAGTTGTTGGTAAAAACGAACAAGTTAATCTTAAAGAATATAAAAATGCTAAGTCACTAGGATATTTAATTAGTTTAGAACCCGCATCGGAAGATATTGAGTCTCGTCTTGGTAAGAAACTAGCTCTAGATAGATATATTCAATATGCTGGTGCTAATATGGGTAAAGAAGATATTGGTAAGTTTTTAAGAATGGACCCATATCTAAATAAAGAACAAATCTTTTCTGATTTTACTATGTCGTATGATAATGCAGTCAATGATATTCTAGCCTTAGATAGAGGTGACATACCTGCGATGAATAAGTACAGATATGCAGATCCTAAGTATATTATTCAGAAATTATCAAATAGAATGGGACAAAGTGATTTTCAATTCTTAAATCCACAGATTCAGAATAATTATTCACAAGTTTTACAGCAATATGAGATGTTAGTTACTCAGATGGCACAGGAGCAGGCTTCTCTTAATGCGGACATGATTCCTACTGATGGGGCATTGATTAGATGTGACTTGTGGGTAGCGCAGCCACAGAGAGATGGAGGAACTAAGCAAGTACGTTTAGCACTTCCTTCAACTACTCTTCAATGGATTCAGCAACGTCTTGAACAACAAGGTGCTACTATGGATGTTCTACAGCAGCAGCAGCAAGCGGTAGTATCAGATATTTCCCAACAAATGCAAATGCAAAGAGCTGCCCAAGCACAACAGGCGCAACCACAGATGCCAGGTTATGCACAAAAATTTATGAATATGGTTAAACAAATCCCCGGACAGGGATAGAAAGAAGGACCCATGATCGAAGGAACAGTAGATTCAGAAGCAATGGATACAAATGTGGAGAGTACACCAGAAAGTACAGATACATCAGTTCAGGAAAGTTCAAATATAGATGTACCCGCCGAAGAGAATGTTTATCAACCTAACTTTTCTTATTCTGTGATGGATAAACAGTTAGAAATTCCTGAACAGTTTCGCTCTATCATTAAAGACCAAGACACAGAGAAATTGGTTAGAGAGATTTTTGAAAAAGCAGAAGGTCTTAATTATGTTAAGCCTAAGTATGAATCTGTTAAATCAGAATATGAAAATTTAAAAAATCAATTTGAGCCAGTCCAGAAAGATCTATCTCTTTTAGGAGATCTTTTAAAGAATAAAGATTTTGGTGGATTTTTTCAGGCTTTTAATTTGACAGATGAGGACATTGTTAAATACGCTATTGACAGGATGGAATATTTTCAACTGCCGCCGGAAAAGCGACAGATGATGGATGCCCAAAGACAACAAGGCTTAGATTATTATAGAATTAAGCAAGAGAATGACTTTTATAAACAACAGCAATCTCAAGCAGAGTTAAATAATACTTATAATGAGCTGAAATCGTCAACGACATCTCCCCATGTTTCTCCGATAGTGGAATCATTCAATGCTAGGGCTGGTCAGCCGGACGCATTTGAAAAGGCCGTAATAGCTCACGCTCAATCACACTTCGCAATGTACAAACAGGACCTTAGTGTGCCACAAGCTATAGAGTCATTTATTAAGACTTTTGGATTAGCAGGAATGGCAAGCCAGTCATCCACTCAAAACGCAGGAGCGCAGGTAGGCGCAAACCTTGCTGAGAGAAAAGCAACACTCCCTAAGCCTGGTAGCGGTTCAATGAGTCCAGTTAAAGAAAGGGTCAAAACTCTTGCGGACCTTAGAAAATTGCAAGAAAAAGCATACGAACATGGGCATGGATAACGCCCAAAGGATAAATAATGGCAACTACTAGAACCTTCCAGACGATGCTGAATGAGTACCTACCTAACTCACTTTTTAAAGATGAGTTGATTGAGCGTGATTGGTACTTAAAAACAATGACTAAAGATAACAATTGGAAAGGTGGCGATATTATCGTTCCGTTCCAAGGTAACTCTGCGACTTCTGTTAAATTTGGCGGCTTAACTGCTGATACAGATATTTCTGAGTACGATTTTGTTCGTGGAAAAATCTCTGGATATAAAGAGGTATGGGGATCATTGATTTTCAATGAGACTGATATTATGCAACATGATGGTCGTGTAAACGAACAATCTTTCTTGCGTATTCTTCCAGATCAAATCGAAGATTTCATGATGTACATTAAAATGGCTACTTCTATCAATCTTCTTTCTGGACCACACTTTGCTAAGATCACTGATGTGACTAACAAAGCTACTGGGATCTTAGTTGTTGATAAAATTGACCGTTTTGAGATTCAACAAAAAGTTCAATTATGTGATGGTGCTACTACTCTTACAGTTTATGTAAAAGCTATTAACATCAACACTAATGAGTTAACTTTATCTGCTTCACGTGGTGGCGTTGCTGGTGGTGTTGGTACTGCAACTACTTCTTTCAAAGCATACCATGATGGTATATTGGCAGCTAACGTAGCAACTGGTGGTTTCATTACTGCTCGTCAAGCGTTACTTCCTGCTTCTTTAGGTGGAGCTGATTCACTTCATGGGCAAACTAAGTTGTCATATCCTGCGCTTCAATCTATTCAAATTGATGGAACAGGTATTACTGCTATTACATTGTTGGATAAATTGTTTGATGCTTGGACAACTTTGAAAACTAAAGCAAAAGCCGCTTCTCCAGACAAATGTGTTATGTCTTACAAACACATGGGCGCTGCGATGAAAGCTATTGAAAATGGTTTGGTTTCCGGTGGACAATCAATTGCTCGTGTAGTTGCTAAAACTCCTAAAATCTCTAAATACGGTTGGACCGAAATTGAGATCGTAGGCATTAAAGGATCTTTCACACTTGTAGGGATTCAAGAAATGGACGACGATGTTATCTATTTCATGGATATGTCTGCAATGACTTTCAGAACTAATGGATTCTTCCAAAAGAAGAAATCACCAGAAGGTTTGGAATACTACCGTATCCGTTCAACTTCAGGTTACAAATTAGTTTGTGATATTTGTTTGTTTGGTGAGCAAGAGTTTAGAAAACCGTCAACGTGTGCGGTTATTCACTCTATCAGCTACTAATAAAAATAAGAGGGGGTGTAAAAACCCTCTCTTTGTATGAATTGAGGTAAGGATGACTAGCCAAATAAAGCTAATTGAAAATTTAGCTATTTCCCTTGTACCAGTTGATACAGGTTTAAATAACTTTCCAATATCTTTAACTTCTACTTATCAAGATGTACCCGAGCAAAGAATGATAAATGTTAAGGGTGCGTGTACGATAGGATTCTGGGTTAGAGTTTCAGGTGGAAATGCAGTTAAATTTAGAGTTCAAGCAACCTTTGAAGAAGACCCTGTAAATTACTACAATCTGCCTATTCAATTAATTGGTGCAGCTTCAGTAGGTTTACAACCACAGATGTTTGAGTTAACATTAAGTGGAGACTATAACTTTGTCTTTAGTGTTCCTGTTTTTGGTCTAATTAAATATATTAAACTACAAGTAAAAGGAAATGGTCAATTAGACGACGCTAAAGTTTCATATACTGCGAGGTAGCCTAAGTGGAAGAATGTGGAAATTTAGGCTCAGTAGCAAACGTATCACAAGTAGATTCAATACAGTCATCAAAAATTATTCCAATGGTGGGCACTATACCCGCCTTAACAACTGGGACAGTTGAGCTTCTTCCATATACAGGATTTTTTTCAGTTAGATATTTTATAGCATTACAGTCCGCAGATGGTAAAACGTCTAGTTTTGATTATTCTATAACTACTGATAATAATGGAGGTATATTTGAGACAATTTTTGGTAAAATAATCGGTACTCTTAGTTACGAAGTAATTACTATTGTTGTATCAGGAAATATATCGTTTAATATTAAAAACAATGAGTCCACTTTGCTCACATGGAAAGTGCAGAAGTTAGGATTCTAAGGAGTTAAAAATGGGACGTGACTTTTTTACGGTAGAAAAAGGCTTTAGAATAGTTGGTGAGAATACCAACGTCGGAGTATCGCACTTATTCGGCGCAGGTGCTCCTGGTACACAAGTCCAGGAAAATGATTGTGAAGTAGGTTCACTATATAATAATACAACAGATGGATCGCAATACACTAAATTTACTGCTGGATCTGGTACTGACAAATGGGTTCGTTTAGCGACCTACACAGACGTTGCGGGTCTTAAGTGGAGATCTGAACAAGTTGCCGCCTTAACTTCAACTGCTGCACCAATTGAAGGCGCTACAATTGATCTAGGTGCAGTACATCTCGGTGGAGATGAGACTCCATTCCTAGTTGGCTCAGATTTCACAGTAGGCGAATATATTTTATTCGGTGCTGGTGGTACTGAAGTTCTAGCTAAAATTTCAAATATTGCCACTGATGTTTTAACTTTTACTTACATTGGATTTTCCGCTCTAAGTGCTGGGGATACATTTGTTGTAAAAAATTACCTTCCAGATTCTCCTGGCACTCAGGAAGCACAAGCAATTGTTCTTTTCAATGGTAGTGCCTACATCAAAATTGGGGATGTAAACTGGGATTTTGCTACAGGGATTAACATTGCAGCAGGTTACACAGCAGCAAGTGGAAATCCTTCAAGTGCTGATACTGTTCAATCTGCTTTAGAGAAAATTGACGGTAACGTAGATGCTATCAATACGCTAACTGGTATTGTGCAAGGTGGAACTGATCTTGGTGTTTTCACTGGTACAATCATCCCCGATTCATCTACTGTTAAAGCGGCTTTACAGGCTTTAGAGACCAAAGAAGATGCGCTTATCACTTTAAGTGGTGTTGCTTCTGGTGCAGTTGATCTTGGTAATTTTACAGGCGTAACTATTGCTGATAACTCAACTGTTAAAGTTGCTTTGCAGTCTTTAGAAACTTCTGTTGAAAATATCCAAGTAGCGGGTACTTTGACAGCTATCACAACAGCACAAACTGTCGATTCAGTTTTAGTCGATAATTATGGTGCGGTTGAATGGTATGTACAAATTACTCTCGATTCTGCTCCTGCTAGAAAAGTCGTTCAAAAACTACACGCTATGCACGATGGTACTACAAGTGCTGATGCTGCGAATGTTGATGATACTATTTTTGGCAAGATTCAATTGGGATCTGGATTCAATTATACAGTTAGTGTTGACTTAAACGGTAGCGCAGGCGCTCAAATCATGAGACTTCGCGTTGCAGCAACTTCAGCAGTAACCGTTAAATTTATTAGACGAGCAATAGCGTAATGGCGCAAATAGATCCTCTCTCGGCATTTGAAGCAGACAACGGTTTTTCAGTTAGTGGATATGCTGGATTTTATTCTGGTGTAGACTCACCAACATTCGATGCAGAGATTGGATCTATTTATTTAAAAACAGACGCAACCAGATATATCAAAATTTCAGCAGGGGCGGGTGGAGCAAATTGGCAGCAAGATTTGCCCATTGCTGCCTCTGCTGAATCTTTAGTAACTAATGTTTATAATAATTCAGGCGCAACAATTCTTAAAGGATCTATCGTATACATAGATGGATCGCATGGATTTTTGCCAACAATTCATCTTTCAAAAGCAGACGCAGAATCAACTAGTGCTAGAACTTATGGATTAGTAGTCAGTGATATAACCGATCAAGGATCAGGCACAGTTGTCCATTCAGGTATTATAGAAAATTTAGACACGCATGGTTTGACTGAAGGAGTAATACTTTATCTTAGTCCTACGGTAGCAGGTGAGTACACTGTCACAAAGCCATCGGCTCCAAATCACTTGGTCTATATTGGCGTATGCACTAGATCGCATCCTACTTTTGGAACAATTGAAGTAACAATTCAAAATGGTTATGAGCTAGATGAATTACATAATGTATCTGCAATATCACCGACTAATAAAAATATTATAAGATATAATACAGCAACAAGTCTGTGGGAAAAGAATTCAGATTTAACTACTCTAGAAACAACAGTGTCAGGCCTTAAAGATGTTGCGATTACATTCTATGCGCTACCTAATGGAACGGGGCATAGTCACACTATTTATTTAACGTGGGATGAAGCCAACTCTTTGATGCGAGGGACCTCTGCTAGTGTTGTGAAAAATACAAGCGATACGTCAAGTGGCACCGCACACGTTCATTCAACTACGATAACTTGGGATGGTGTTAATTATAAATTTGTTGCAATCACGGCAACAGCACTTGCACATATTCACTCAGTAAATGCTAACTCTCCGAGTGATGGGTGGCAGATTTTAGGCAAAACACAACTAACGTCGGCAGCCAATGCAACTTCAATCATCACGATACCTCCTATGACACTACTGAGAGTGACTTGCATAGTTACCGGATATTCTGGTGGTGGTATTGCATCGTTAAGATTTGGCACTACAGCTGGTGCGGTAGATTCAGGCAACAATTATAACACTCGTTTTATTAGAATGAACTCAGGGGCAAATAATAATTTTACAGATGTTCCAACAACTTCGACAAACTTTCTACGACTAGCATCTCAAAACATTGTGTTAGGTCGGCAATACACTGTAAACATAACTAATTTTGCAACAGTCAGAAAGATGTGCAGCATTTCAACGGCTAGCGAAGCAGGAGCAGTAGGAACTGCGGCGAATCTAGATGTAGGTCAAGGAATGTATGCTAACACGACGGCTCAGATTATTACTGTCCAGCTTATTGCAACAGCTAATAATTTATCAATTGGCAGTGGTTTTATTGTTGAAGGGATCAATCTAGTATGAAGGTTTGTTATAACACTAATATTTTAAACGAAAATAAAGATCCTCTGATTCCTAATGAGTACCCTTGGATTGAGTACCACGTTGAAAATGACTTTATATGTCCTGAAGGTTTTTTAGAGCTGTCAGAAACAGACTTTGAAACAATGAAGTCAGCAATAGATATTTCAGCTTTCAATAATGCTTTAGCAAAAGCCACAATTCACAACGTGACTCCAAGACAAATCAGACTAGCACTTTTGCAATATGGCATAAATGAATCAATGATCGATGCAGCTCTTAACTCATTACCTGAGCCACAGAAATCAATCGCTTTGATCGAGTGGAATTATTCCAGCTTTTTTGAACGGAACTGGCCTTTGGTTGATCAAGTTGCCGCTCTTTTGGGCTGGACTGAAAGGCAGATTGATATTCTTTGGATCTTAGCAGCCAATCTTTAATAATAGCTTGATGCTATTTTAGACGGGTGTAATAATTTATCATAGCGAGGAATTTATGGTCGGAGATGTAATCAATAATAGAAGTTCATTATTAAAGTCTCATCAGCATGAGTATGTCAAAAGCTATACAGAATTTGATGCTTATGGAAGACTTGATAAACTTCATCAAACAACAAGTACGGCAAAAAACGGAGATCCAACAGTAGTTACTCAATATGCGTATGTTGGGACTACTTCTCAAGTTGTATACATGAAAGAATATGAAGGCACCTGGGTATCAATATGGGAGTTATTCTAATGGGGGGCGCATTTTCAAAACATAGATTTCAAATTTGGAATAGTAATCAGCATCCTTATAAACATAGCACAAGTGAGTTTTCCTATTCAAACGGCGTAGTACCAGGAGTAAGTTCTGTTACAGACGTATTAGATTACATCTTAGCCGTATTATATCCTCTTAGCCAGGCAAGTATTCCTACTAAAGCAGATTTGCCTGTAACAGCGACTTTTGTAGCGACTATAGGTTCTCCTGCGGTGATTGCTTTAACTGGCAATAAATACTACACAGGAGACCAAGTAAAACTTACTACAACTGGTACTTTACCAGCGGGTTTGAGTGTTTCTAATGTTTACTACTTAAAAGAAACAACAACTAATACTTTCCAAGTTTTCTCTGACAAAAATCTTCTAGTCCCCGTAGCTATTAGCACTACTGGATCAGGCGTTCATTCTGTAGTCAATTTACCTAACTCATACAGAGTGGTTTTAGATGATGGAGACGGTAAAGCAGCAGCATATAGATATGAAAAACGAGAAGGCGATGTTGCTTATATTTGGTACAAAGTAGGTGATTTAGACTGGGGACAAGACTCAGTATTAACTGCCTTTGAAAATATCACACAAGATTTGTATATATACAAACAAGGTAAGGATGACCGTGATGCTACTGGAGCTGTACTTACTGGAGATCAAGCTGGACAACACGTATATGGTGGTGCTTCAGCCAACACGAACCTCATTCTTCATGCGAATAGTGGAGATGGTACGGGAGCACAGACAGGAGCAATTGAAGTAGCCGACCCTATTCTTCCTTTAGTTAATACACTATCACTAGGATCATTAACTAAGAAATTTGTAGATTTATTCTTAAGTGGAAATATTAAAGTTAGTACAATGACTATAACTGGTGGGTCTATTACTGACACCACAGGAGCAATTAGTTTTGATAATGAAAATCTTACAACTACTGGAAATGTAACTGGTAATACTGTAGGTGGGACAACTGTAACCGCAGGAAATTTATCTTTATCAGCAAGTCAGATTACTTCATCGGCAACTGATATTTCTTTTGGATCAAATAAAATAAAAACTACAGGTGATGTAGAGGGTTTAAATTTAATTGCTAAAAATGGAGTTAAAACAACTACTATTAGCAATGGTACAACAGATACTACTCTTACTTCAAGCCAAGGATCTTTTGATCTTCAAAATGCAAATTTAAAAGGTATTAATGCGCTTACTTCAACGAGTGCAGCAGCAGGTTCTATTACTGTTGATAATCTTACACTTGATGTTAACATTATTTCTTCTACTACTGATATTAATGTATCTCCAGCAGTAGGTTCAAAAGTTAAGCTTAACAAGTCTACAGATGTTACGGGGGCATTAGCTGCTACTGGTGCAGTATCAGGACTTACGGTATCTGATGGGCACACTACTCTTGATGGATCTAAGATCACATCTACAACTGGGTTCGTTGATGTTGATTCTTCTAAAGTTTTACGAGCAGGAAACATTGAAGGATCTGATGTTAAGGCAACGACTTTAACAGCAGGTCTTGTATCAGAAAATGTAGCTGACATTGTGGATTTTCCATTCACAGGTGCCTCTGAAGGAAACACTATATTTTATCAATCTGGTCATTGGGTAGCAGGTGCCCCAAGTCCCGGAGTAACAGACCACGGAGCATTGACTGGTCTTGCTTACGACGACCACACTCAGTATGCTCTTTTAGCGGGAAGAACTGGTGGTCAAAATATCGTAGGAGGTACAGCAGCAGCAGATGTACTTACTTTAAAATCAAATGCAGCAGCAGCCAAAGAAATTAAGACAAAGGATACAGTAGCTCCATTTACCGATGCTACTTATTCTGGTGGATGGACTGGTCTTGATTTAGGTACAGCATCTTTAAACTTTAAAGACATATATACTAAAGGTGAGCATAAAGGCCTACGTTTAGAAAATGTAGCAACACTTCCAGCAGCGAACGTAGTAAATATAGGAAGAACTGTCTTCCTTACTTCTGATAATAAGATTTACTACGATACTGGTGGAGCATGGGTCGCTATTCCTTTAACAGCGGGTACAGCAAGCCCTTTGACTACTAAGGGTGACATTTATGTTTTTTCAACTACCAATGCAAGACTTCCAATAGGTACAGACGGGCAAGTGCTGGTTGCTGATTCAACACAAACAACAGGCCTTAATTGGACAAATGGCGTAAGTGAATTTATTAGTTCAAGTTTATCACTCACTGCAGGTGGTTCAATTTCAATTCAAACTACCTACAAACTGCAAACTTGGTTAGTTGCTGGCACCTCGGCTGTAAGTTTATCAACAACACCATTTGGAGCAACAGCTCCGGTCGATGGCGCAGTCATTGTGTTGATTGGGAATGATGACACCAACACTGTGAATGTTGTCGCTAATGATGCCTCAAAGGGTGTGCTTGGGTATGACTACACTCTGGCAAGGGGCCAGACTATAACTTACAAATACAATACAACACTTGACCGATATGTCATTGTTGGAACTTCTAACTAGAGGTAAAAATGTCCAGAATAATTGCTCTTGATAACATTGAGGGTCTTGCAACAAATAAGAATTATATTAAAAACGGAAAAGCTGAAAAAAACACTTTTGGTTTTGCCACCTATGCAGATGCCGTAGGTGTCTTTCCAGTCGACGGAATCGGAGGCACGCCGACTCATATTACCTTTTCAACAACAACAACAACACCGCTTGGAGATGTTGGCTCATTTTTAATTACAAATTCAGGATCAACTTCAGCGCAAGGTGAGGGTGCATCTTATAACTTTACGATAGATGCAAAAGACAAAGCGAAAGTTTTACAAATTAGTTTCGATTATATTGTAAACTCAGGCACTTTCGTTGCTGGATCTACAGGCGTTGATTCAGGCATTGAGGTTTACATTTACGATGTGACCAATGCACAGATAATACAGCCTTCTAGCTATAAGTTGTTATCTAATAGCACGTCTATTGCTGATAAATTCAACGGAACATTTCAAACATCTAGCAACTCTACTTCTTATCGTTTGATATTCCATTGCCCGACTACTGCGACCGCTGCATGGTCTTTAAAGTTAGATAATGTTTGTGTGTGCCCTAGCCAGTACGTTTATGGAAGTCCTGTGACGGATTGGAAAACATTTACACCAACTGGCTCATGGACCACTAATACAACATATACAGGAAGATGGAGGCGCGTTGGCGATTCCATGCACCTTCAAGTTTCTTTGTCTTTAACAGGTGCACCAACAGCCACGGCACTGGGGATTAACTTACCAAACGGATATGTAATAGATACGGCAAAATTGGCAGATACAAGCGGAGATACTCATCAACTTGGAATAGCAGGGTTCGTCGATAGTGGGACTTTGGCATTAATAAATGGTAAAATAATTTTCGGTTCAACTAACCAAGTTAATGTTTATGGTACAACAAATGTCGGAGCAAATGGACAGGTAACTCATTTATTCCCTTTTACTTTTGGAGCACTTGATAGAGTTGCATGTATGTTTGAAGTCCCCATCCTCGGCTGGTCTTCAAACGTGCAAATGAGTGACTCTGCGGATACTAGGGTTGTTGATTTTATTGGTGCACAATCATCTCAAGCGGTAACTGCCAATGTAACTAATATT